AGATATGTTTTAGCAACAAAATCTAATGTATATATTACAGCTCTTCTAGTTGTAAAATCGCCAGTGTAACTATCTTCATAATTTACACTATTCAAAACTATAGGAACATCTCTTTTAATATTTAACTCAGGTATTAAATTTAATGTAATTGTATAATCAGGTTGAAAGTAAGGTAAAATTTGTTCTACTATTTGTAAACCATTTTCAGCAGTTGCTGTAAAAATACTAAGCGTGTATGATATGTTATAAGGTACAGGAGTATAATTATAATCCATTGTATCAGTTGTACCTACTTTGACTCTTTTCAATTTATTAACTCTTGCAAGTTTTCTGCTAGGGTCATATGTAATACCTGATATTTCAAAACCCATACGAGGTAATGTAACTGCAAATTCTCTACTTTCTAAATCTGCTTGTTGATCCAATCTGACCATAAACTTTTCTTTTGGACCATATGCAAGAGGAACTTTTATACTTTGTGTAACTGTGCCATTGGCGTCTGTTGTTTTACATTGTATTGAGTTAAACAGTGTACCAAAAGCAACTGTTAGTTTTCTCATTCCCTCATTATAAAAATATCTATTAAACATTAATTAAAATCTCCTGGATCACCAAATGGATTAGATTCTGTAAAGTCCAATATATCATCTGAGGTATCTGTTGTATCGAAACCAGCTTCTGATTCGAAATCATTATTACTAGCATAAGTTGATTGTGTTTGTAAATTATAAGTTTCAAGCAACATGTAATTAGTGTCGCCACTTACACTATCACTCTCTAATACAATTGAACCATCTTCGTTTTCTAATGTAACTTGATGTGCTAACTGACTTACTGAATATGTATCTTCAGCCTTGTCAATGTCTGCAATATCTGTATTTAATTCTTCATTACTGTATTCCCATCTAGTAACTCTTAATTTGTAAACTGGTAATTGACCTAATTGAAAGAAAGGCTCCTGATCTTCAACAAATTGTATTTCAAAAAAACTATTCATCAAAGGCATATAAAGTATATCGCCCTCGTTTGGTCTGCCTTCTTTAATTAACTGTACCTTTGAATCAACCAAATCATCAAATCTTCTTTTAGAGATCATAAAGGTAGTATCATCTCTAATTTCTAAACCGAATTTGTTAATTAATTCCTGTTGACCAGCAAAGCCCTCAGTAGTTTCAAAGTAAGCCTCAATAGGAAATGCACTTTGAAATTTACTAGCAACATCTTCGCCTAGTATTAAATCTTTATTAACTAATGTTCGTGGTAAGTAATAGACATCATGTCCGAATTGTCTAAGTGATTCTATTATTAAATCTTCGTGTAATTTTTTTTCTGCGGTACTTCCGATACCGTTTCCTGTTTGAAAGTAATGGTTAACTGGCATGTCATTTTTATCCCATTAAAAAACTAGGTACAATTTCGTAGTTATCTCTTATTTCTTTTTCTAGTTTTTGAATATCTTCCTGAGCTTCGTTAAATAATTTTGATCCGTTAAGTGTTACTCCGCCAATCATAGTTACACCATCAAATTTTGATAAGTTGGAACCCCACTGTCTTTTGAATAGAGAGGTTACATATCTTTTTAACCAAATGTCATTGAAAACATCTGTGTAAGTTGATGGATCTAATTTTCGGTAACAGTCGATAATAATATACTCATCTGTTTCAATATCATTTACCCAATCCATGTCAATGTATAGTCTATTGTCATGTTGAGTATATCTTATAGGTTTCATACCTACAAGTATTTGATCTAAGAAATCTAAATGCCTCATAACCATATCGTAGTTTATAATAGATGTAGAACTAAAATCATATAGATCATTTAATCTTAATTGGTATCTAACATCAAACATATTCATACTAGATTTATCTGAAAAAGGTAATATGTTTGTGATTGCAACAACACTATCTGGAATTACAATATAGTTATCTGCCTCGTAGAAAGTTGAAGATGTACCTGTAGCAGTTTCCGTCGCTGTTTCAGTATTAGGTGTTGAAGCTTTTAGTCTTGTTTTGTCAGCAGCTGTAAGTTTATATTTTAAATACGTTCTTCTAATACCATCATAGTGATATTGAGCATAAAATTGTAATGCTTCATCAAGTCTATCCTCTAATTGGTCGTTATCAACATTTATGTCGATTACAGGCTTACCTAATGTTCTTAATGCGTATTGCTTTAAATTTTCTCTTGTTGCTGGCGTAGCCATTTTTTAAACCTTATTTAAATTTTATTAACCAAGTGCTACAGCTTGTGCAATAGCAAATGGTTTAGAAGCTTTTTCATCCAATTGTGTTTGAACATTACTTGTCACACCATCTACAAAATTTAATTCAGTTGCTGTAGCTGTTATTGCAACATCTTCATTAATTTTAGGACTGGTTAAAGTTTTATTAGTTAATGTGTCTGTTGAAGATTCTGTTACAATAGAACCATCAATTGCAATAGTAAGTGTATCTCCTGAAATAGCTGATGTAATACCACCAGAACCTGTAACTTTTAAAGTTTCACCTAAACCAATTGTAGAAGCAGTTGAACTGTCATCAACAATAGTTATTGGATTAAAAGTATTTGATGTAGCAGTTAAATTTTTATTTGTAAGAGATTTACTTGTACCTGAAAATAATGTATCAATTTGTGCTAAATTAATTCTACCCTCAGTGCCACCATCTGAAGCAATAAGTAAATCACTTGTAGTTAATGTGTTTGAAGTTAAGTCCGTAGCATTATCTATATTGATAACAGCCTCAACAACACCAAATTCTAGTGCTGTAGCTCCTGAGTTTACTTTTAAAACCTGGCCAGCACTACCAATCGATAGTGAAGCACCTAAACCGCCATGTGTTAATCCTATAAACTCACCTGATTGAAATTCCGCTAGACCAGTAGCATTATTTGAATCGTCAAATACTGTTCTTATCGGTGTTTTTACTGCCATTTTTAAATTCTCCTATTACTATTTATACACTAATTAAAAGGTAAATAACTCAAATTTACCTTGTACATCTCCGTTTGCTTTTGTGAAACTTGTAAAAACTGAACCACCTTGTCCTCCACCAGCTGACATGGTAAATTCTACAGCTGCTGTTGATAATCCACCAGTCACAGTAAATAAAGGCACTGTTTTTGTCACAATTCCTGTAATTGCATCCGATGGTGCAATTGTTTTAGTTCCTATTTTTGATCCTGTTGGCAATGTTGCACCTGAAGCTGAAATTAAAATCTGTCCAGTTCCATCACCTGAAATTGTTGCACCTGCCAAGTCAATTGTGTTTCCTGATAGGTAAATATCTCGCCATCTTCTTTCTGGCGATCCTAAATCATATGCTATTGTAGTAAGAGGTTCTAAATTAGAAATAAATCTTCCATTAACTGTAATTGTATCCTCTGTAGAATCTCCTGTGTTTACACCTAATTGTATATCACCTTTTAATACAGCGTCATTTGAAACCTCTAATGTTGAACCTGATACATAAATATTTTCAAAATATCCATTTCTCCAAGTCTTTGAAGTTGAACCTATATCTCTCGTGTTAGAAGCGTCTGGTAAAATACTTTGGTCAAGAGCAGATAAATCTGAAGCAACTTCACCAAAATCATAAGAGTTTGTTGACGCATTATATTTTAAAGCATAACCATCTTGCTGAGCTGAAGTATCAACATCATCCATAGCAGAGATTTTTGTAGAACCACCGCCACCTAATGATTGTAATTGTAGGTTTGTTAATTGCTTAAATCTAGTAAATTCTTTCTTCAATCCTTCTAACGATATATCACCAGTAGTAACTTGCTCTGTAATATGTTTAGCTTGAGTTGTAAGATTTGAAATTATATTATCTCTATTAATCTCATAATCGTCAGCAGGTTTTAAATGATCGTTAATTAATTGGCCACTTAAATGATCTGTGGCTTTTGCAAGTATAGGATTTTCTCTAACAAATATTTCTTTTTTAGTGTCTGTTAAAAAGTCTGATAATTCTGAAAGAACACTCTGTCCGTTTTCTATATCTATATCTTCTTTTAAATCTGTAAGTTGAGAAACTTTTATACTTTCAGCCATGCCTACTAATGAATCAACTAATTCATTTTCGTTTTCTTTTAAAGTTTTTTCTTCTTTAATGTTTTTTAGTTTTGAAAATTCTAAAATTTCTTCTAACACAGATAGTTTTTGTTCTTCTATTTTTTCTTGTTTTAGAACTTGGTCTTTAACTTCAAAGAAATCTTTTAGAATATCGTCTGACATTACAAACCAACTCCTGGAGTTACGTCTGCAATACCCTCAAAAACTCTTGTTACTGTACTGTCTGTGTAAGTAATTCGAATATCAAAAATGTATCTAGCAGGTGCATCCAAACCGGTTGTGCTATCTGCTGATAATGATAGTGTAATTACACCAGTTGAAGCTGATGTTATTGTTGTTGTAAATTCTGTTCTTGGATAGTTGGAAGAATAGCCTTGTGCCAAAACAGCATTTGCTGTATAACTTGTTAAATCTTGTGCGTTACCGTCAGAATCTTTTACAATAAAGGTTTCACTAAAAGATGAACCTTGTTTTATATAGATATTCTTTGTTTGAGTTATTATTGCCATGTATCCTTACCCTTTTGGTATAAGTATATTTATAATAAATTAAACTACTCTGGCTTAACTCTTTTCACAAGACCCATATTTTCTAATTTATCAATAAGTCTGTTTAAAAAACCCTCTAAGTAATCTAAATCTGAACTAAAACCTATGTGTGGCATTCTAATTTTACCACTACCATCATCTTTCATTGTAATTCTATAACCTTGTATAGATTGACCTAAATGTTCATCTTTTGTAAGTTGGTGCCACAAACTATCTTCAATTTTTACGGATGGTATATTTTCTAAACCAAACTTTAATTCTAATTGATTTACTATCTGTTCTAAAGGAACTTCTTTCATACCCCTTAGATTTTTGATAATTTCGTTAGCAGTTTGTTTAATTAATGGAAATTTTTTAGGATCGTCACATTGTCCATAATCATACATACCTTCAAGGTCTTCGCCAGTAACATTACTGTTTATAGCACCTGAGCCGTTTCTGTTGGCTGCTGGATTAAATCCTTTTATCTTTAACTTCTTCATAATATAACCTCAATTTAAAAATTAACTAGTAAGTAACAATTACAATACCAGAACCACCAGCCTGAGATTGACCACCGCCACCTCCGCCTCTGTTAGTTTGTCCTGCTTGGCCTGAA